GAGAAGCGGCGGCTCACCAGGCGCGCGCTCCGATATCGTGTGCTCGAACCCGCGCGGCAGGTAGCAGTAGCGCGCCGTCTCGACCGCTTTCGGAGTTATCGTCCGACCGAACTCGTCCGACAGGCGCAGGGCTATCTCATCCAACGATACGCCCCGCGCATACAGATCGGTCAGCCGTTCGATAAGGGGCGGAGTCCAGACGCGTCGAGTCTCGCGCCTCAATCCCGCGCGGCTCATATCGGCCTCCCGCCGCCGAGGTGGTTGATGACGAAGGTCTGCTGGCCCTTGAGACGAGACCACATCTCAATTGAGACCCCGCCCAGAGTGCGCGCAAAATCCGCGTCCGGCTTCGAGACGCCGTTGAGCGCCACCCGCACCAAGCGCGCCCGCCCCGTTATGGGCGCGATGGCGATGAGGTCGGTCAGCGAGTCCGCCGACTCAAACACGAGCCAGCCCTGCGACTCGAGAATGCGGCGCGCCTGCTTTCGAGCGCGGCGCAACCGCCGCTTGATGGATGTTTCCGGCATGCCTTCTTCCTCCTTCCTTGGCGGTCAGGCGAAGCAGGAGCGCCTCACGCGCCGCCTGCAGATCTATCCCGAACTCCTCGCAAATCGGCACAAAGAGCGAGTCGGGAGAAAAAAAGAACACCATGCTGTTATGTCTCTCGCGCTCTGCCGACGCGCTGTGCTCAACCGAGAACAGGTCATCAGCCGCGACCTCGACCAAATCCGCGAGCAGCGCTCGGTAGCCGTTCTCGTCGGCGATGCGAACTGCCGGCCAGACGGGGAACGCGGCAAACTGATGGCGATAGCGATAGCGCGTCATGAGGATTGCTCCTTTTCGTTTTTCGCCTCTTGGTAATGAGCCTTGGCATAGAACAGGAGCCACAAGGCATCGGCCTCGTGCTCGTTCGTGATTGGCCTGCCCATGTGGATAACCATCTTTCTCATCATCGTCGGCTTGTCTGCCCGACCGTCCCCGACCGCCCACTTTTTCAGCGTTCCGGAGTAGACGGCGGCGTATTCGATGCCGCGGGCCGCGCAGAATTCCATGATGCGGGTCGTAAACGCCACCAGGAGTTCCGTGGCGTAGCCGCCCCTGAAGTGTGCCTGCTCATAGACGACGAGGTCAGGCCGGAACTTATTCAGTTGGTCAAAAAACCATTGGCTGAACTTGAGGAACTTGAGGCCGGGCGAGTCGCCGCGCTTGAGCGTAAAATCCTCACAGCCGCTGGAGATGCTCCCGCCAGACAGGGCCGCCCAGCCGCAATGCGTGCCGACATCCAAAGCCAATATTTTCATGACATTCTTCTCCCGTGCAGTCGGGCATGTTCCGACTGCGATGAGAATAGGAATAAATTCTCAATCCGGTTGTCTTGATTATCCCCATTTATATGATGGACAATTTCAGTCGGTAAAAGAGTCCGACCGATATGTCGCTCCATGACCAAACGATGTTCGAGCACGTAGCCGTGACGGTCAGCGAAGGGATGGTCCCTGCAAAGGACATGGATATAACCATCCTGGTCAGGGCGCCGTCCGTCTATCCACCTGGGATTTTTAGGTCCCTGGTGGGCCATAGACATTTTGATTTTTGTGCTGTCGCTCGCTTTTTTCCCCTTGTGCGCCTTCGCGTTGTTGGCAATATGTTCTGGGCTATGTTTTCGTCCCTTTAGTGCCGCCGATATTTTCGCTCGGAATTCAGGGGTGCGCGAGCGTTGAACGGCTTCTTTGATTTTCAATCTCGTTTCCGGACTATGACTAAAGCCTTTTGGTCTGCTCACTTCTCTTCCTCTCCGGGAACATCAGGGATTTTCGCTGACGCGACAGGGATTTCCGGGTTATCCGGAATTTCTATCCAGCCCTTGCCATCACAGATAGGACAGATTCGCCGAGACCAGGTCAAGCCGCTATAATATCGGCTCGTGTTGTCATAAGTCACGAGCGAATAAACCCGGCCCTCCCCGCGGCAGGCGGGGCAAACTTCAGCGTGGCTCATTTCTGCTTTCCTTTCCTCCATCGTTTCTCTATCTTCTCCGCCCATTCCTTGGGAACATCACCAAAAAAGGCCAATAAATCAGCAGCCTCTGCCGGGGAGCCAATTTTGGCCCGCTCGATAATTCGCATCACCCGCTTGATTGGAGCATGACAGATATGCGCCATACGATAGGCAGCCCACGACGGGTCACCGGTTTTGGCCCGCTCGATAATTCGCATGGCACGGTTCACTGATATGGCACACAAATAGGCCAACTGAACAACGGCGCATGATGGGTTGCCCTCTTTTGCAGTTTCAAAGTATTTCGCGGCGGGTTTGGTAAGCGTTGGGTATTTTCCGACCAACTGCCTCCAGCAATCACCGGGCTCAATCAGCGAGGGGTCGCCGCCCAAGTAGCGCACCAACTTGCGAGCAAACCCGAGGCTAAATTCAGTCGGGCATTTAGGACGCTTTAGGTTTTTCATTTCATCCTCCGCTTTGTCAACCAACCATTGCGAGCCAGAACATCTGCAATCCCGAGAGCCAGCAAATCAACCGCTTGGTCTTCGCGCAACCTTCGATTGTTTAGTTTTAGCTCTGAAACTATAGCGTGGATTATTTCATGCCATAAAGTATGCAAAACGTCATGATTTTTGCGCCGATGTCCATCATCCCAAATCCGAATGGTGCGGCTCCAATAATCTACTTGGCCCCATAGACTATCCCTGCCATTCATATCCACATCGCTCGGTTTTTGACAATATTTAACAATATAAAGATGACCCAAGATAATAATTTGTTTAGGCCGGAATCGCGCCATTATTCTCACCCTTTCACCTCTTCTCCTTGACCATTAGGACGCTTTAGGTTTTTCATGCCCCACCAACCTCTTGAGCCATGCCGCAAGCCCTGGCCGTCTCGCTTGTGCCGCCTGTACCGCCTCCAGCTTCTTCCTTTGCAATTCGACATGGTCGCGCCATTCCCGGTCAGGGAAGTCCTCGGCCACGGCGACCTCGTCGCGCCGGATGTGGAGCAGGTGGCCCGTCATAGACTCGCCGTATATCACACCGAGCTGGGTGCGTCCGCTCACCTTCGCCCAATCCTCGCCCTTGATGATCACCTGCTGGCCGGACCGGAATGTCAGGATGATGGGCATCAGGGTTTCCTGGCCTGGTCGCGGAGCAACTGCCTTATCCTCGCGAGCCGGAGCATGGCCCGCCGGTCGGCGTAGATGGCGCCTACGCCGAACCCGAACGCCGCGCCCGCCGCGAACGCCAAAAAGACAAATGCTAATGTCATCGCTCTCCTCCTGTCGGTTGCTCTATCACGACGACAAAATCGTCGGGATATCTCATGACCATCCCGTCCAGCGAGCCATCCTCACGCCGCCAGCGCTTGCTGTTATTCACGGGCTTGCCCATGTGCTTCTCGACCACGCCCTTGGCTATGGCCATGTTGGGCCGCGGTTGGGCGCAGTAGAAGTGAATCAGCACGACCGAATAATCAGCCGCATAGCTGATATTGACCTCGTTTTCTGTGAACACCTCGCGCAGGCCGCGCTCCAGCAGCAGCGCCTTATTCAGGTGCGCGAGCGCTTTGGCGTGCCGTGCGTTGATGGCTTTCGTGGCGGCTTCCGCGTCTATCATTTTTCGCCTCCTTTGTGGATTTTGGCCGTCTCGTCCTGTAGCCACCGAAGATATACCGCGGCTTTTTCCAAGTCCGACATCGGCGTCCCTTTGTGCTGGTGCCGGAGCAGGTATTTGAGGACATTGCCGAGCAGGAAGCCCCGGAACTCGTCCCGCGTCAGTTTGGCCCGTAGGATGTCTATCGTCTCCAGGCCGCCGATGGAATAGTGATTAGGAGCGGGCATGTGGCTCATGCCGGGCCTCGCCTTTTCGACCTCGGCCTTCAGCGCGTTTCGCTCCTGTTCGGCTTGCTGGGCCCGGAATTCCCAAAAGTCCCGGTCCATCGTCGCGCGGTAGAGCTCTTCCTTCAGCTTCACCGGTATTTTTTCCAGTGCGTCGCTCATTTCTCCTCTCCTGATAGCTTAATAACCGCCTCGCCCTCTTCCCTCGGCACCTCCACAAGCGTCGTGCCGGTATCGGTTCGCGCCCAGCCCCGCTCCGCCTCGACCATCTGGCGCTCTATGCGCTTGTCGATGATGTAGAGCGCGAGGAACGAGAGCAGGGCCAACGCGACCAGCCCCAAGCCGAGAGCCAGCCCGACGCGGCTCAAGCTCCATCGCTTATCCGGCTTCCAGACGACCTCGTGGTGTGCCACCATCAGGAATATGATGGCCCACAAGAATCCAAACAGCAGGGCAACTAAAACAGGCATCTTCGCGCCTCCTTTCAAACGCAGTCCCAGAATTTGTTCTTGCGCCGGTAGTAGCGCAACTCGGCCACCGCCGCGCGCACATTGCGCCGCGTCGAAGCATCGCCGGATTGCGCCCGCTTCGCTGACTCGGCGAGCTCGCGCAGAATGGCTCGGATATTCAGCCGATGGCCAAGGTCGTTGAGTCGCTGCATCACCCACCCCCTCAAAACGGCACATCATCGTCCGCCGAGTGCCGCGCCTCGCTTATTGCCTCAAGCGCCTCGTCCGTGCCGGCGTCGCCCACCTGCTCTATCGCGCCCGCCTCTTCCTGCCGCTTTCTCCGGCGGCGCATCAGCTCATAGCGCAGCTGCAGCGCGACGCATTTCCACCCATGCTCGTCATCCGTATCCTGCCAGATACCCTTGACCTTCTCCTGCAGACCGCGCACGGGGCCCGCCGATGGCGGGAGCCTGTCCAGGGCGGCTTGGATTTTGGCCTGGCGATCCGGCTCGTGTATCGGCACGCCCCACGCCGCCCGGCATAGCCGCCCCTTCTCGCATACGCACGGATGGGCCACATCGTCCTCGCCCAGGTAAAAGCCGCGGTTGTGGCAGCGCTGGCAGAAATCCAGGGCGCCCGGGTCTATTTCCGGCTCGGCGTCGAACGGTTGAAGTGAAGCCTCTTTGATGGAAAAAATAGCCTCCATTACGGTCGCGATGGACGGGAACCGCTCGTTGTATACCGGATGAAATCGCCTGGCTATAAAATTAACCGCGGCTGTTAGGTCTGCGGGGTCGTAATAGCGGAGAGCGTCGTAGTATTCGTTCCGGCGCGCGGCTTCAAGCGTGCGCCCCTCATTGAACAGGACTTCGAGTCTGATAAAATCGTGACTAAACTGTTCGTAGGTCATTTTTCTATCTTTCCGAGAGGTTTTTCACGCTTCGCCTTCCAGGCCAGATATTCGGCCTCACCGGCGGCCGGGTCATAATCGGGGGAGGTCACCAGGACTGTGGTGCGTCTGGTGCCGCCCTTATCCTGCGTGCGGGAAAGCCAATTAGTCAGGAAGCGGCCATAGTTAGACTTCTTCCCCCTGGCGGGATTTTCGAGCACCCAGGCCGCGGCCCGGGCTAGCTCTACCTCTATGTCGCAGGCAGGGTAGGCTTTCCTCCATAAGGCCAGCCGCTCTGGCGTTATTCCCTGCCATCCGGCTTCAGCGGTAATGATGATCTTCGGTTCTTTTTTTGCTTCTTCTTCGGTTTTTTTATTATTTAAATTATTTCGCACCGCCGCAGTAGTAGTATTTTCTTCTTTCTTCTTCTCTTCTACATCTATATCTCCTTCTCCTTCTATATCTACATCGTAACCTTTCTTGTAACCTTTCTTGTAACCTTTCTTATAACCTCCCTTGTAACTTAAGTTACAAGCTTTTCTGTGCGGTTTTTGCCGTAGGTATTCGCTCTGATATTTTGACCAATTCGTGATATAGATTTCACCTTGAGCACCGACCCGGATTTTGTCAGCCTTTATCATCCGCTGGATTCCGTCGCGGAAAACATCGATGTCTAAATCTAATAAATCCGCCAATGTAATATCAGCATAGCCGATAAATGTCCCAGTCTGTTCGCGGCGCTTAAAAATTATCCCGGGCTCGGAGCTCTCTCCGGCTAATAATAATAAACCTACCCACTGCCATCGTTGCGGCGGCGTTAGTTCGCTTATCATTGTTCCACGCAAGCACTGGTCGATGAAAAGCTTAATCCAGGTACGTCTCATGGCTATTTGATATCGTTTTTCTCGGCGGTTATTGCTTTCCGAGTTTCTTTTGCCGCGCACGCAATATCTGGATATGTCTGCTCGATCGCCTTAATAATAAGCCCCCGCATGCTTTCGCCATTCATTACTGCCCGCAGTTTCAGGCTGCGATGCATCGCGCTAGGAATGGCAAAATTAAAACGTGTTATACCGTCTTTTGTGTATGCCATAATTGACCTCCGTGAGCATAATACAACTTTTTACGTCTGTGTCAAGATGTATCGGAAATTATTTTTATGGCGCATAATTTAGCAAATATGTCACGAAGTCCGTTATATATAACACGAGATAACACTGCTTTCGGCTTTTTCTCATTTCCCGGCATTCTCATAAAGTAATTCAGCTATCCCATCGAAGAATCTCTTTTCCTCTTTCTGGGCAGCTTTTTTCATCCCCATTCTCGCGAGCGGATCATTCTGATTTTCCTCGACCGGCATAATTGAAGCCGCCACATAAGCACCGTTCTCCCGCTGCTCAAAATATAGCGAGAGTTCATAATTCCAGGACTTATTGGGGTGGAATAGGTTCACGCTGGCCGGCCGCCTTTCGGCTCTTATCGTGCCCGCCGCTTTATCAGTAAATACAATTCTGAATTTATCTTGCATCAATATCTTGAGTGCGGCGGACCACGCTTGCTCAAGCGATACACCGGCAAACACGCATTCCCCGAGGCTCCTGTCAAATGTATATGAGTAGGGCTTCTGGACATCCTGGCCAAAAAGACTACCCCCCGCCAGCACAAGAATGATTATTCCCAAACCAAAAATCTTATTCATCATTTACCTCCATTATCATCTTAAAAATCGCCCGAGAGGGCAGGCAGGGAAAAGGAGCAAACCCCACCTGCCGCATCGTGGTTCCCTGCGATGCTCGGACTCTGGGCATTCTCATCGTGAACTCTCTCTATGCCTCGCCGTCGTGGGCTGTTCCCTCAAGCCCCAGGCGTGCGATGTCGGTCTCCTCATTGTGCCTTGCCAGCAGTTCTTGGCGCTCCGCTTCGAGCTCTTCACGCTCCGCCACCTCGACCAAGATCTTGGCTAATAGCTGGAGCGTATCATTTATCTGCCGCAGCGCGTCCGCCAGCGCGTTCAATGCTGCGGTTTCAGGGTCGCACATGGTCAGCCTCAAAACGGGATATCTTCGTCGGGCAGGTTGCTGGACGGCGCGTCCTCGCGCGAGCGGATATTGACAATGCGGGCATATACCTTCGTCGGGTCGCGTTTGTCCGGCTGGTGGATAATATCCGCGTCGAATACGGCCCCGCTCACGCTGATGTCGCGTCCGTGCTCTACGCCAAGCGCCGTGCACAGGTCGACATAGCGCGGCTCCCAGGGCAGGAAGGCGTCCACCACACGATACTCGCCAGCCGGCCCCAGCGCGACAGCGTAAAGCACCAGCTTGCGGCCCTCGCGCTCGGTACCTTGCTTATCGGTGTAGGTGAACGCGCGCAGCTCCGGCTCGCGGTTGAGCCGGAATGAATAGGCGCCTTCCGGCGGGAGCTTCTTGGCTTCTGGTTCCGGCCATATCATCTTGATTTCTCCTTCCGCGCCGGCGCTTTTTCGGCCTTTTTCGCCTTCTCGGCCTCGGCCGGCGGCGGGTCGCCGCCCTGGCCCTTGCCCCCCGCGAGCCGCGACTCAAGCGCCGCCAGGCCAGCCTCAAGGCTTTCCTGCGGGAGCAGGCGGCTTATCTCGGTCCAGGAGCTCGTGCCGAAGACCTCTTTCATCAGCGCAATGCGGGCTATCTTGTCCTGCTCGGCCTGGCCGGGGTAGAGCTCGCGGATGGCGTTAGTGATCTTCTCGGCCAGGATTTCGCGGCGCACGCTCTTCATCTCGCCGATGTCGGTGCGCTCGAACATATCCTGCGAGGAGCGCCCTGGTTCGATGGCCTTGTGCTCGCCGCCCAGGTTCAGGCGCTCGATGTGGGGCAGGAAGCTCTCGAAGGTGGGGTTGTCGATTTCCGCGCCGTTGATGACGTCGAACCGGTCCTTGCGCACATAGGCGCGGTGGACGAGCCTGCCCCCCGCCCGCGGCGAAAGCTGAACCGTCTCCATCTCGACCAGCAGCGACGGCTCATAGCCCATCTCGGTCTCGGTCCTCATCTTCGTCCCCACTTTTTTGAGCTCTTTCGCGCCGTCGTTCGGGTCCTCGACCTCTTCCCACTTGTCCGCGGAGCGGCCGCAGACGATGACGTGGACCTTGGAGTTGACGAACCGGTCGGTGAACTCGCGCCAGGTCGCCTTGAGCGGCTGCCAGTGCTTCAGGGCGAGGCGCTTGAGCTCGTTCTTCTTCATGTAGGACTCGATGAGCTCGTTCCAAAAGTGCGTGATGCTGTCGATGATGAGCACATCGCACGCCTGTTCGGCCTCGTCCATGATGACCAGCAGGTCGGCGAAAGCCCGGGTCTTGGTGCGGACGACCTCAAGCCCCGCGGCCTGGAACTTCCCGAGCAGAAAATCCGAGCCGGTCTCCGTGTCTACGAAGCCGATGGGTTTCGCGGACTTGATGTACTTGGCGAGGCCGGTTGCGATCAGGTGTGCCGTAAAAGACTTACCTGATCCGGCCTCACCGTAGATGCCGAGCTTTAGATACGCCATCTCGGCTCTGGCGGGCTGCAATAACATTAAATCTCCTCGCGGCCGGACTTAACCGTGTCCTCGGTTGATTGAGAGACAGTCGGTGTCTCGGTCGCGCTTTTTTCGGTCATATGCTTTATCAGCTCCTGCCAGCACTGCTCGTGTATGTAGCCGTTGGAAAAGTGCTCCAACTCGTCTACCTCGCCACGTTCGAGGCACCAGATGCAGCGGGCCGTCTCGGGATATTTGCCTATGTAAGAGACCCGCGTCTCCGGCTTGCGCGGGTCGTAGCGGTCGCCGACGACGAAATCGGCCGTCTCGTGCGGGTCCAAGCCGTGCTCGCCGCAGGCGGCGACCCACTCGTCCCACTGGTCGATGACGATGTCATGATGGCGATTTTTAAGCAGGCTCATTTTAACTCTCCCGTCTTCCGTAAAATGGTCGTTTTTCCAAAAAACAATGGACTAAACCCGCCATTTTTGCTCCAAACTCATCCCGATACGAATATGGCATCATCCCGCCGCCTTTTCCCCAAAAACCCGCATTTTAGTGGGGTTTTTTTGCCCAATCCCCTTTCTATGCGGGTTTTTCCCCAGCCGAAACGGGTGCAGCGGGCAGTCGGCTATTTCACACGCCTTGACTTCTTGGCGCGACCCGCCACAGCAATCAAGACAATGGGCCTTGATGGCCTTTAGCGGGCTCATCCTTTTGGCTTCCATTATTGCCCCCCTTCCCGGGCTTCGGCGGCCCGCTTCAATCGTTCGAGCTCCTGGCGCCTGATACGCGGGTTTGCGTCGTTCCAGGCGTTCAATCGGCACGCGGGCGAACAAAACCTTTGCCAGCGCCGGGCTCGAAGAGCGCGCTTGCCGCAGTAGGCGCAGGTAAAGCGCTCTTTCTGCTGTTTCTTCATCATCTGTTCTCCGCTTTCTCCATTTTCCATACCCGGAAGATACCATATAAAAACGCGTTTGTCAAGTAAAAAATGAAAAAAATATAACTTTTTTATTTCTTTTATTATCAGGGAGTTAAGTTGGGAAAATAGTATATCCCGCGCGCACATTCAGCTATTCGCTGAATTATTGCGCGGATGCTATAGCTGAATTTCGCGGACGCTCAATACCAGCTGCCGATTTCGACCTTGTAATTGAAAGCGGCGTCCTGGCAGCTTATCTCGCGCACGACCCCGGTGATGTTTACCGTATTAGAACCCAGCGCGGTAGTCCACGCCACCGTATCGCCCACTTCAAGCGGCACAACGTTGAACGGCGCCGCGAGAGTAGCATACCATTTCGGGTCCTTGCGTTCGGCGAGCAGCACGGCGCACATATCCTCGACGCTTGTCTGGTCCTGGAAGAGGTCGTTCCGGATGCTGATGGAATGCTCCAGATAAGCGGCTATAGATGTCGCGTCCTCGTCATGGTCAGTATAGCGAGCCTCCCGCTGGTCGCGCGTGAAGGCGAACGGCTTTTGTTCCGCGCCCTCGATGGTGATGCTGTTGGCGATCTGGCTCAAGTCCTGCGCCAAGTCATGGCCGCCGAGGTCGCCCGCCGAGGTGAACGTGAATACCGCCGTCCCCACTTCCGGCGCAGGCTGGAAATGAGGCGTGCCGTCATAGCCGAACCAGAACCGGTAATTGCAGCGCTCGCACACAATCTTGAGCGCCTGGAGCGCCGTCGTCCCCGCCTCGAACCAGACGCGCTCCAGCGTGATGCCGGTCGCCGTATAGTCCATCGCCGCGAGCGCCGTCGACCTGTCCGCATAATAGCCCGTCAGCACCAGGATGTCCGCGACCACATTTTCCGGCACCTGGTCGGTATAATAATAGACATACAGGTTATCCGTGCCCGCCTCGACGAAGCGCGACTCGTCGAAATAGAAATAATCGGTATCCGGGTCATAGAGCCAGCCGTCGAAATGCCCGTTCTTGTCGCGCGAGCCCTGGTAGACCGGCTCTCCGTCGAGCAGCACATAATACGGCCCGTTGCAGGCCGCCGAAAGTTGGTAGCGATACCAATATTCATCGCAGGCTTTGATGCTCAATTGATCGAGGTAAATATTATATCCCGACGGCAGATAGCTTGCATCGAGTTTGACTTCCAGATATGTGGTTCCCAGGGCCGTTATCTGAAATACCAGTTCCGTCCAGGTGTTCACAGCCGTGCAATTCTCCGATGCCAGCACCGTGCGTGTGCCCCCTATGGTTTGCGCTAACTCGATTTTACATATCGGCGTTGATGTTCTATAATATTTAATGCGCACTATATATCGAAGGTCTTTGGTCAGCGACGCCGCATAGGGATTATATGTATAGCCGGAAGTGCCGCTTGTGGTAGTTACCTTCATCACATAATAAGTCGGGCTGCCGCCGATATGAACTGAAGACAATTGAACGTTTAGCGGATATTGCCAGGTGTCGCTTACCATGTTGGTTTCGCCAACTGTATCTACCGCGTCATTATAATCATAGAGCGAGTTTCCTGTCTCAGTGAAGCCCGCCACGGAGTCCAGCACATCGTACGAGCCCCAGTGGTTATCCGGCTCGCGGAATACGTAATCGGCCAGCGGCTTGCCGATATCATCCCCGCTCAAGCGCACCGACCGGCCGTCTTGCGACCAGCTCGGCGCGTTCATGTAGCCGATGAGCCGCTGCCAATAGTAGGTCGTCCCGCCGAAATCGCCGCCGATGCTGATACGCACCTTGCGGCCGATGCGCAGATATGCGCTCTCCGTGCTTGTCGGGTGGAACGGGTTGAATATGCCGTTCGGGTCATGGAGCTCGGCGCTCCAGTTGCCGAGCCGTATCTCCGCCGTCGCTCCCGGGCCGCCAGGGTTGACGGAAATGCTTTTCAGATATTCGCTCAGGTCGACCCAGGCCGTGTCATAGTAGAGCTCGAACTTATAGCGGACTTTTTGCACCGGCTCCAGAAAATTAGAGGCGGTGAGCGGCGTGATGCTCTGCATATCCTATCCTATCCCAACCTACCCCAGCACTTCCTTGAGCGTCATCCAGGCGCGATAGCGGGCCGTGCGGGCATAGGTCTCGGCCTTGAGCGACCATCCAAACTCGGTAATCACCACGGTCGCAGACGTAATGCCCATAAAGCTATTGACGAACGTCTGCTCGCCGCGCACGGTGTAAACGGTCTGGAGCGTCGAGAGGTCGCTCGCCTCGATGCCATCCCATTCCAGCCGCCAGACGCGCGGCTCGTACTGCGGGATGTTGTAGCGCTTCGAGCCGTCGAGCATGTCCACGGCCTGGATGTTGTTTTCGCGCTCTTCCGGTATATCCGGCGGGCTGCCTGCCGGCCAGCAAGGCGGAGGCAGGTAAGTAGAGTCGAGCCTAAATATATCCATCTGGCTTATTACTAGCGTAAACTGCTCATACCAGCTTGCCGAGATAAAATCGCAGTGTGCGTCGGTGTCTCCCGCAAACATATGGGCGTCGTCAAAATAGAGAGAAGAAGAGGCGGAAAGTCCTCTAATTATCATATAATTTATTT